ATATACCAACATATCTGGAAACACCAATGTCTATATTGGCGATAGTGCTGGATACTTGGCGACTGGAACTGGCAACACGTTTGTGGGTGAGAGTTCTGGTACAAACGTAACAAGTGGCGCTAAAAATTCTATTTTAGGAAAATTTAACGGCAATCAAGGCGGCCTTGATATGAGGACGCTTAGCAATTATGTTGTTTTGTCTGATGGCGATGGAAATCCAAGGGCGTATCACAACGGCAGTAATTGGGTGTTTCCTACGGCTAACTTAGTTGTGAGCAATGGAAATGGCATCGACTTTTCTGCCACACCAGGCACAGGCACAAGCGAGTTGTTTGCTGACTATGAAGAAGGTACTTGGACACCAGTTGGTACATTTACAACTCAAGGCACAGCAAGCACATCTAACCTTAACGCATATTACACAAAGGTTGGACGTGCGGTTACGTTGTTAATGTATATCACTGTGTCCAAAGGAACTGCAGTTGGAACATTTACTGTGACTGGTATACCTTATGCGCCAGCAACATCCGCTGCTTGTGCTTGTCGTATTGACGGTATGGGCTCTACATTAACAGTAGTAGCAGCAAACATTACATCTACCACAATGAATTTTAGCCTTATGAATCAATCAACAGCATATTCGGCTAATGTTACTGCGGCTGCAATGGCAACCGATTGTTATATTCAAGTTACTTGTACTTACAACATCTAAGGAAAAAATATGTCCTTAACTAAAGCAAGTTATTCAATGATTACAGGCGCTGTAGTCAATGTGCTTGACTATGGTGCTGACCCAACTGGCGCAACTGATAGCGCAGCCGCAATACAAGCCGCAATTAACTCGCTTGGAACTTATGAGCGTGGAACTGTATTTATTCCTAAAGGCGCATATAAAGTTGCATCGTCTATTTCTGTTGGCGGTACTGCTTCAGCTTATCCTTTAGTAATTAAAGGCGTTGGGCAAGGCACTCAAATTATTAACGCTGCAAGCGCAACAAAACCAACATTTCTTTGCAAGGGAAGTCATTGGTTTTTAAAAGATATGTTACTTACGGGTAACAGCACAAACCCAAACAACGGGATTGAGATTGATGGCACAACCATTCAAACAATTCGTTGGAACATTGAAAACATAGTTTGCCAAATGGCGGGCGTTGGCATTCAGATGAAAAACACCAACACTGGTGTTATTCGTGATTACAAGAGTTGGCCTGACTCTAACGACAACAGCTTAACAATTGCTCAAACAGTATCATCGGCAGACATTAGCCACGGCATTTATGCTTTAGGCTCTTATGCTCACGATGTGTCTATTTACGACGCAGATTGTGTTGTTCGTGCAGGCTGGGGCGCTGGTGTATCTGGCATTAAATGGGGAACATCTGGCAATTCATACAATGTTCGAATTTTTGGTGGCCTAGTACAAGGCGGTGCAGACAACGCCCATTATGGGTTAAATATGTCTCGTTGCCTTGGCTTAGTTGTAGAAGGCGTTTACCACGAAACTTCCATATTGCAATTTTCAAATTGTGCGCATGGTTCAATTTCTGGAACAAACGTAGGTAATGTTGGTGGGCAGATTCAATTGTTGAACAACACGCAATACATGACTTTTACAGCATGTAATTGTGGAGTTTTATACATTGTTGATTCATCTTGTACCTACAACAAATTTGAAGGGTGTTATTTCCCTACGACAATTACTTTAGACGCTTCAGAAACCAGTTTGCCAACAAATAGTTTTGAAAACTTAAAAAATTACACCATATCAAAGTACGGTGGAATTAGATACAAAACTGTTACCTATGCCGCGTCAATGACTCCCAACTGTCGTGACGGAGATATTTTTGCAATTACAGCGACAAATAACACTGCGTTCACCATAAATGCCCCGACAAATGGTGTCAACGGCATGGTTATAAAAATTACCGTTCGTAATACCAGTGGCGGTGCGCTTGGCACAATTACTTGGGATTCCTCATTCAAAATGTCTGCTTGGACTAATCCCGCTACTGGGTTTAGCAGAACTGTAGAGTTTTATTACGATACAACTTATGGCACTGGATCAAATTGGATTCAATCTAGTCAAACTGTAGACATTCCAAATTAAAGGAAACAATCATGGCTTTGCGTAAAATAATTGAGACTGAAGGTATTGTTACTATTCAAACACCTTTTGGTGTAATTGATAAGGGAACACAACAAGTATCTTTTTCTGCGTATATTAAAGTTGTTTCTGTTTTTGGAAACAAAAACTTGGTAAATGCTAGTGTTAGCTTTACGGGCGACACACAACAATTTGTCAAACAATATGAAGTGCCTATGTCTATTGAAACTGGTTCTGCCAATTTCATTTCGCAAGTGTATACACATTTAAAAACCCTGCCAGAATTTGCTGGCGCAACTGACTGCTAAAAAGGAAATACCATGTTAGAAAAAATTGTATCTGTCGATCTGATTGAAGTCATTGAGAACGGCTCAATTCAAGTTCGCACCAAGACCGCTATTAAAGAAGATGGCGTGGAAATCAGTAGCAAGTTTCATCGTCACGTTGTCGTGCCTGGTGCTGACTACAGTGCTGAAGATGCCAAAGTGCAAGCAATTGCCGCATCTATTCACACGCCTGAAGTGATTGCTGCATACGAAGCCGCACAAGAAGCCGCTAGAATTCCCGAATAAGGATAGAAAATGACTCAGCCGATTGACATTATCACCAGAGCCATGAAGGACATTGGCGCTATTGCCGCTGGTGAAGTGCCAACGGCTGATGAGGCGCAAGATGGCTTGGATATGCTCAACGATATGCTTGCACAATGGTCAAATGAGAACATGATGGTGTTCTATCGTTCTGAAATCATCTTTCAAACGACACAAAATCAAGTTCAATATACCATTGGCCCAAGCGGTCAGATGGGCGCTACCTTTACAGGCTCAATTTCGGGAACAACTTTGACTGTTCCTGCGAATGGCGTGACTGCGGGCGGCATCAATATTGGCATGACTTTGAGTGGCACAGGCATCACTGCGGGAACACGGATTGTGGCCTTTAAAACAGGCGCAGGAGGCAACGTAAACGAGGGTGGCACATACACTGTGTCCCCAAGCCAAACAGCCTCTAGCACAACGATTACGGCTTACTATGAACGCCCTCTGACGATTGAATCGGGTTTTGTTCGTGTGGCGACCATGCAAGGAGGCTCAAACATTGCGGGTGGTTACTTAGACTATCCTCTGACAATCTTCAGCCTTGAAGAATACGAGTCTATTGGTATTAAGCAGTTGAACGGCCCTTGGGCTAAAGGCATTTACTACCAACCCTCAGAGTTGTTGGGAACAATCTATGTTTACCCCAACCCATCACAGGGTGAGTTGCACTTGTTTACTCAGACAATCTTCAGGGAATTTAACAGCCTGAACGACACCATTCAGTTGCCACAAGGTTATAACATGGCCTTGCGGTGGTGCTTGGCTGAGAGACTCTTGCCGATGTTTGGCAAGGTCAATCAGATTCAAATCGGTATGATTAACGCTTATGCTGCACAAGGCAAAGCTACGATCAAGCGCACCAACATGAAGCCTGTTCAGATTGCACGATACCCTGAAAGTCTGATGGTGGGCAGAGCTAAAGACGCTGGCTTCATCATGGATGGAGGCTTCCGTTAATGGCAGACTTTGGCTTTGTTGGCACATCGTACACTGCGCCCTCGATTTATCAGGATGATCAGGAATGTATTAATTTCTTTGCTGAGATTGATCCTACCAAACAGCCTGGTGAACGAGGGATTGTTGCGCTGTACCCAACGCCAGGTCTTCTATTCCAAACCCAACTCTTTGAAGCTGAAGTTCGTGGCCTCCACACAATGTCGGGTGAACAAATCCTTATTGCGGTAGCGGGTAACAAGGTTTACAAAGTCACGACTGCGATGGTTGCAACTCAGATAGGCACATTGACAACATCGTCAGGCAAAGTCTCCATCTCTGACAACATTACGACTGCAAATGGGTTGATTGCTTACATTGTGGATGGCCCAAACCGATACACATGGGTGGCCTCAACAAATGTTTTCACACAATTACCAAGCACCGATGGCCCGTGGCAAGGTGCTAATGTGGTGGATGTAATTGATAACTACAACATCTATAACGAACCTGGCACACAGAATTGGGCTTGTACCGATCTAGGCTCACAATACTCTACTCAGGCTCTCTACGGCAGTTCTGATGGTTCTTCTGACCTATTGGTGACATTGATTGCAGACCGCAGACAAGTCTATTTGTTGGGTGAGACAACCACCGAGGTTTGGAA